AATGAATGCTGCCTAGTCTATTATTGCGTAGTCTAAGGTAAGTCCTCTAATGTTATCATATCTTTCTGCAGATCTAAACATGATAGTTGAACCATTCCTTAATTGTATTTCATTACTGGAATAGTTATTGTTTTGGACTATGTTGGACCCGCCGATGGCTAGCATTATTTCCTTATGAATCTTAGTTACCTGACTATATACAGGACTGATGAACAAGATCTTACATGGTCCATTGTTAATGGCCCAATAGAGTGCTAGGTTAATACCCATTAAGGATTTACCAAACTGTCTACCTATTGATGCTATATGGTATTTAGCTTTAGACTCTATAATACCATTAATAAGTTCTCTCTGTTTAGGATGTGGTGTAAATCCTTCGTATACCATTTACTCTCTGTTATCTGTATCGTTTATCTCTGGTCCGAATTGAAACTTAACATTTTTAAATAGGTCTTCGCCATCATTACCTACTACTTCTTGTCTTGCTAACTTAGGTATAATATATTCTGATAGTTTTATCATTATATCTAGTGCTTTTGCTGGGTCATCTCCAGCGACTTGTGATATCCATATAGACATGTTATCTAAGTTGTCTTCAGTAAGCTTCTGATATGCTTCCCTAATCATTCTGGTGTTCTTGTTTAAGGTACCAGGTTTCTTACCAGCTCTGTTTATGTTTTCGTCTCCTCCTTTAAATTGTCCCATCGTCTTTCAGTGCTTTGTTTAAGCCATCTAATGCTACTTGAGCATGTGACTTTGTGGTTGCTTTAATAATTGCTACATGTTCTCCATACTTTTTGAACGTGTACTTTCCTGTTTTCTTTGTCTCGTAGACTTTATATTCTTCCATAATGAAATAGTATTTGTTTTTTAGTTGTTTCTATACAGCGGCCACATCTAGTTACTTTTTGTGGTGTATTAGTTACGTCAGCTAATATAGCAAACATCATAGTTAATTGTTCTGGTGTATATGATCTCGATTGTGTAAAGAGAAGCATATTGTCTGTTACATATTGTCTGTGTTCTGGTTTCATACTGTATATTTAAATATAATTTGTGCTAAGATTGCAATGCATGCTGAGTATAAGACACCTATAATACCAAATTGTATTAGCATTGGACCTATTGATATCCAGAATGCAAAGCACTTATCACACTTAAATGGTTTAGCTGGGATCCAGTCTTTATCTAGGCTTACTATAAAATCTACTATTAGATGTGCTAGTGATGCAAATCCTATTAACTGCATTATTAGATTACTCATAATTTATGTTATTATTTTTAAGTTGTTGTTGTATGTATGTTCTTGCTTCTTCTACTGCCTTTGCTATTGATGTTCTAGGTATTTTAGTTTGTCTTGATAATTCTGAGAAGTTATTCTCTTTTATATACATTTTAAATAGTGTTGCGCGAAACCATAACTCTATAGAACCTGCTTCCATATCTTCTAAGACACCTTGGATGGCCTCTGTTGCATTATCTTGTTCATAGTTATATTCTTCTACTATCATTTGATTGGCTCTCTTAGAACCTTTGTTTTGCGTATAGTCCATATAATCATTATCATTTTTATGGTTACGATCTGCCTTTAATCCATGTACTCTACCCTTTTGTCTGTATATAGTATGGTATCTACTAGTAGAACTATGGAATGATCTGTGTATCATGCCAGATAAGAAGTTCATACCTCTACCTGATTCTACTAATTCTGTAGCACGTTCATGTTCTATAAATTCTGACATAACAAAGTGTGCTACCTCTTCAGATTCAGCACTACCTCTACATATTTTTTTAGACATTAGTACTATATCGTTATATTGGTCTGATAAGAATCTATTTAATATGTTCAAGGTATTCAAATGCTTTTTTTAATTGTCCGCATATTTCATATTCTTCTTGCTGTTCAAGATTAAATATATCTTCTACTATCATATCTTTAGCGTGCTCTACTACTCCTTTACCATTAACCGGCCATTTTCTAGCTCTTGCTATATAACCTTGAACCATTTTAAATATTATATCTGATTCATCTGGTTTCATAAATTCGTTAAATGTTTTAATCCTTTTCATGTACGTGATAGGATCTAAATAATTGGTGTTCGTTCTCATTAGTAAATGCACTTGATTGGGGCGGTCTGGCACCATAATAATCTTTATCTAATAAGTTACTATTCATACAACCTAAAAGATAACACCACACTCTTATATGCCTCTGGTCAGTCAATACTACACTAACTAACTCATGATTAAATACCTGTTTCATTCTAAACTGTAACTCCTCGTTATATGGTTGAGCTACTTCAACCCATTTAAAGTAAGGTTTAAATAACTTTTTACTGTTCATTAGTCCACCTTTAATCTTATTAACATCTTGTATATGCATATTATACCATTCATCCCAACCATATCGTTGATTTATCTTAGTTAGTAGAGCTATAAATACAATTAAACCTTCATCTTTAATATCTATTGCCCACTCAGGTACCTTAATTTTAATATCTTTCATATAGTTATTTATCTAAATTTAATTGTCTAGCCCAGAAGAGGACCTCATCAGGGGTTGGGGACGATCGATCTAAAATCGATTCGTTCCCTTTAAAACTAGTTTTATTTAAACTAGTTTTATTAGTATTATAGTTG